CTCATAGGATCCAATCAGGAGGATTGCGTTTAGTCCACTTATGGAGATTAGCTTTACCAAGCTTATAGTAATTACGGTAGTTAACTAGTGAATCATCGCTGATCTTATACTCGTCTGCCATAGCAGAAGGCATAGGAGTCATATCATAATCTCGTAGGTTATGAGGTGGTGCCTGAAGCATATAAGAGATATCACCGTTGCAGGCGTGTATCTTACCGTATCGGTGCATGTACTCGTTCATCAACGCATAGAAGTGTTCTACTAGCCAGAGATAGTTCTCAACTGACTGACGGCACCACACAGCTGAAGGATGATTGATATGAGTCGCCTGATAGATTACAGGATCACGAGAGTCATGTAAAACCCAACGCTTAACGTTACGACCTGTCTTTGACTTATCCATCTTCTCTGTACCGTCAAGAATACGATGAGCGGTCGACAATAACTGTGCCGACTCTAAGATCATCTTGACTACGTGCTTGTCAACCATCCACTCTGCAGCTTGTACAGGGTCACGATCGATATAGAAGATATTCACTTGCGTCTCCACTTCTCTAATGCTTTATCTCTATGATAACGTGATGCTTTATTATAGAAGATCTCACCGTCTAGGTGGCCTAACTCATGCTGAAAGATTCTTGCGGTCATTCCTGTAAACGTATCAGTGCGAACCTCGCCATTAGCCATGGCGAATCGTACCTTAATAGACTTAGGGCGTTTAATCTTTACTAAAAGACCTGGGTATGATAGACAGCCCTCTTCGAGGGCGACTTCCTCCGTAGTTCTATCAACGATTCTTGGATTAAAACATACGAAATTCTCAGGAGAACCGCGCATAGCAAATACCCTATAAGGAAGTCCCACTTGATTGGCAGCAAGGCCAAGACCATTCCAATCATACATGTGTTTAACCAAATCCTTGGCAAACTCAATAGGATCAATAGGAGGGTTACTAAAGTCAAAACTCTCACATACTCGAGTAAGAATTGGGTCATTGTGATCTACCAGTTTCATTCTATAATCCTATCATGCTTCAGCTAAGATGTACACCAGCCAAACGGCTAAAGTTTTGTTTCTTCTCAAACCTTAGAACAGACTCAAACTTATCATAGAGTTGATCCGTCTTATGTGAGATGATGAAGGTATTTGTGTCTTGTGTAAGTTGTTGTAAGATCTTAAGAAACTCTTCAGTACCAGATGAGTCTAACGAAGAGTCGAACACTTCATCCATAATAAGAAGATTAGTGCTAACAGAGTTCCTAAGCTTAGCCACAGCACGCCAAGTGAAAAGTATAGCAAGATTGATTCGCATTTTTTCTCCTTCAGAGAATGAAGCGTAAGAGAATTCATCTCTGAATCTTGACTTGATCGTCTCATTGAACTCTTCATCCAACTCAAACTGGACAAAGAAATCGAGTGCGCTAAGGTATTTGCCAATAAGCTTATTAATAATGGGTACATATTGCTTGATGATCCTTGACTTAATACCACCATCTTTAAGAAGGATAGAGGCGATAGTATAAACTTGCTTTTGTTCTAATAGTGCGGTCAATATTTCAGTACACTTATTCAGGTCTTCTTGTAGAGCTGCGATCTTCTCAGACTCGTCAGACTCATAAAGTTCATTGATGTTTTTGATCTCTTTTTCAAGTTGATTGCTGTACTTAATAAGTGACTTAATCTTGTCACTCAATCGAAGCTTCTCAAACTCTTTCTGTGAGATGATACTATTATTTTCCATGATCTGTTGAAGCTCTTTATTAGCTTCATCGTACTTAGATGAAAGCAAAACTAATCCACCTTCAGTCTCAGCGATTGTGGTTTGCTTTGACTCTATATGTTGCTTCTTAAACTCAGGGTCAATTACCTGTGCACACGTAGGACAGTTATCGTGGTTATTAAGGAAGCTGATCTCTTCAGATAGTTGTTTAGTCTTTGCTTCTATCTGATGCTTCAGCGTATTTAGTTTGTTAATCTTGCTCTTTACTTGATCTTGGTTTTCAACATACTTTTGCAACTCAGTGATATCTCTATCAAGAGCATAGAAGTCTTGCGTCATATCTTTGATCTGTTGGGCTGTCTCATCGATCAACGATACCTTTTCAGCGATGATCTTTTCATTGCTGTTTTGTTTCTCAAGCATGTGCTCCTGGAAGATCTTAATCTTTTCGTTGATTATCTTCTGATCCGTAGTAGCGTCAGTTACTTTACCACCATTAACTTGAATCTTATCTTTTAAGATAGTATTCATTGTAGTGAATATCTGAAGGTCTAGAAGGTCCTCAATGATCTCTCGGCGCTGTGCTGCAGGAAGCTGCATGAACGGAACGAACGATGCAGAACCAAGAACTACAACTTGACAGAACGATTTGAAGTTAAGTTTTAGGATATGCTTCTCAAGATACTCTTGATAGTCACGCATCTCAGCAGCTTGATTAACAAGCATGCCATTTTGGTACACCTCAAACACGTTGGGCTTCATGCCACGAACGATAGTGTAGTTGACACGACCGACTTGAAACTCTATCTCTACCACCATATCTTTTCTAGTGATGGAGTTTACAAGCTGAGGTTTGTTGATCTTACGGAAAGGCTTACCAAACAAAGCATACGTTAGTGCGTCAAGGATGGTAGACTTACCAGCCCCGTTTTCACCAACGATAAGTGTTGTTTTAGACTTACAAAGATCGATCTCGGTAAAGATATTACCTGTGGAGATAAAGTTCTTCCACTTCAATGTTTTAAATACAATCATTCTACCATCAATGCTTCATTGTACAAATCATTAATAACTTTTTCAAGAACTACCTTGTCGACGTTCTGTACTTCCATCGAGGTGATATAGTTCTTGAATATCGACATAGTCGACTCAGCTTCATTTACGATATCGTTATCACTATCTAAGTTTAAGTTCAAGTGATCCTCTACGATCTGTATCTCGATTGGGTTATGTTTCTCAAGGTTCTCAATAAACTTATCAAACTTATATGGATTTGTCTTGTTAGTCACGATGACCTTAACGATCTTACCTTTAGACGGACTAAGGTCAATACCTTCTGGTTCTTTACCAGGTGTAGCGTCATCGTACCAAAGCTTATTAAACATCTTGTATGGATTCTCAATGAAGGTCAGTTCACGCGTTTCTGTATCCAAGATATGAAAGCCACGGGGATCATCATAATCGCTCCAAGTAAACTCAGCGTGAGAACCCAGATAATAGATGCTACCATCGCTGGAACGGTGATGATAATGCCCGCTAAGAACCATATCAAACCGATCGAAAAGAGACCTATCATCGCCGTGTGATACAGGAGATCCTCGATACATTTCGAAACCTTGTATCTCGAGATGGCCCGCAGCAATTGGCGCACCGCTACTCTTAATTCGTTCAATGCTCTCTTTTCTGTTTTCATCACATATCCATGGAATTAGAAGGATGGGAAGGTTGTCAAAGGTAACAAGCTCAGGTACCTTATCGTATATCTTAATATATGGATACGAGTCAGCGATCTCTCTCAGAGCGTTGACTTCGTTAGTGTTCTTATAGTAAGTGTCATGATTGCCTGCAACCATATAAACATCGAGTGCACGATCAGTTAATGGCTGTAGAAAGTCTTGTCTTAGACGACGCGCTGTATTAATATTGATATACTTGCGCCGATCAACAAGATCGCCAAGATGCAGACAGGTATCAATACTATTGCTATCAATGTAGGGAAAAAATACGTCGTCAAGAAACTTTTTAGAGTTGTCCATGAATGCTGCATTATCATTTCTAACTCCCCAATGTGTATCAGTAATGATAGCTATCTTCATTTACGAACAAACTTCTTCTGTGCTGAGATCTTATTCTCGTTAATACGTAGTGCTTCTGTACAGAAGTCACGTATAGCTTCAACACGAAGGGTGTAGTTCATACGTTCATTCTCTCTAGTATTTTTATCCATCATCTTCTCTACAAGATCTTGGATATTAATTGGTACTAGGTGTAGGTTCTTCGGATTCATCTTCAACTTCCTCTATAAACTTATTAAGACCGTTCTTATTTTTCTTAGAGCTCTTAACTATCTTTTCCTCAAAGCTTCTAATAAGTTCTTCTGAGTATTCATTATGAATCTTTGTAGAACCACTAAGCTCTTCGGCTAGCTCTCCAAACATATTGATGTGTTCAAAATTCTTATGCTTAACGTAGGACTGCTTCTTCTCTTTATTGATTCGTCTAATAAAAGCGTTCCAGGCGATCTGAGTAAAGTAAGCAAACGGATTAGTAGACTTAGAAGGATCAAAACTATGAGCAGCGGCTACACAGTTTTCAATGCCATCGGATATCATCTCATCACGGTATGAGTAGTTCATGAAGTTTGGCTTTTTAGCTAGGTTATTACAAATCATCATGAAGCACTCACCGACGTAGTTAGGTATTTGTGGTTCCTTACGTCCTTGCTCTTGAGCGTCTTTACATCTCTGTTTAAACTTCTTCATCTCTTCGTATAGTGTTTTATTATTAACGTAGTGGGCCATTATGACTCCCTTAATGCAACAGGGTAGATTTTATAGTCAAACCCTTCTTCGTTATAGATCTTTACTCTCTCAGCGAGATGTAAAAGCGTAAAATTCTTTTTAGTCTTCCAAGTCAGGTCGTCTGCAATGTCATATAGCGTAGCACAATCTTTACTGTCTGACTTACGTAGTCCGCGACCAATTGATTGTAGATTTCGAATCTTGGATTTTGAAGGACTAGCAAATACAATGTTATGCAGATTACGAATGTTAATACCTGTGGAGAAAGTTCCATAGCTAGCGACGATAATACTAGACGATGACTCCTCCACCAACTTACGAATTCTTTCACGATCATCGGCCTCTACGCCTCCATGGACTAGATATACTTTTCTCTCCTTACCCATGAGATCATACAGTATTTTACCATGCTTCTCAACGTATTGAAACAGTAAAAGTGTATTACCCTCTAAGGATAAGGTTAAGTTTTTAATGAAGTTATTTCTTGCTTGGTTTCTTACGATAAAGTCCATCTCGTCTTGGTAGTCATTACCCTTCTGAGCACTCTTTGTTTCATCTGAGTACTTGAGCACGATGATCTTTATCTTAAACTTTGATAGATACTCCTGATCGATAAGATCAGAGGTTGATACGACCCTCTCGACGTTACCAAACAATCCACGTAGAACTAACTCGTGAGTCTCAGTACCATCCAGAGTGCCAGTAAAACCAAAGCGATGCTTACAGTTGTTGAGTTTAGACATGATAGAAGTGAGCGACTTAGCTTTAAATAGGTGTGCCTCATCACCTATGACCACATCAAACTGTTCGAAATACTTTTTATCCATCTTGTAAATCGATTGCCAGGTCGAGATAGTAATTGGTTTATCCGTTTGTTTATCCTGTCCTGCGTAGATTCTGTGTACGTTAGTATCAGAAACAAACCCGTAGTCAGCAAAGTCAGAGGAAAGCTGACTAACGAGACTAGTAGTTGGCACAATAATAAGAGTACGGGCATTATAATACCTCGTTAGAAGATAGATGATGAACGACTTACCTGAAGCAGTCGGTGATAAAAGAAGTGCTCTATTCTTTCTAATAGCGTGAGCAAACGCTTTTACCTGATAGTCTCTCCGTTCAAACTTATCAGGGATATTTAGTGAGTCAATAAACTCGTTTGCTTCCTTGAGAGAGAACTCTGCATCAGAGAAGTCTGACGCATACTCGATCTCATAGTTACGTGACTTAGCAAACTCTTCGATCTTATCGTTTAGTCCGGCGTATAGGTAACCAGACATTACATTGTATAGCCGTATCTTGCCGTCCCAAAATTTATTGCGAACCGCAGGCATAAACTTAGCACCCGGTACTTCAAAGGTAAAGTACTCGTTGAGTTCATAAGCTATGCCAGGTTCGCAAGTGATCTTGTTATAGACCTCGTCGACCTTCGTTATGGTGATTGTATCCGTCATGACCCCATAGTAAATTTAGTCCAATCAATAGCTGCTTTAATATTGTAACCACGATTAGAAAGACTTTTAATAATAGACTCTAGTAATTCAATCTTCTCTTGCTGATAACCAATCTTAAGAGATAGCGTGACTATATCGTTATCAGCTTCTAAATACATAGGAATATCAGCTTTAAGGATCATACCACGGGCAGGCATCTCCCAACCCTTAAGTCGTGTTTCCTCAGTAGGACCCATAGTGTAGAACTCATACTTAGCAAGTTTAAGCTGCTTATACTCAGCCTCTAACTTTCTATACAGTAGACGCTCAGACGAATAGACTTGATAGTACTTATGGTGAAGCTTAGCTATTCTAAGGGCTTCATCGCCTAACTCTGTCTTGTCGATATCTACGTCTTTCTTCCACTCTTCATAGATCTCTTCTATCTTCATAATATATCTTAACTCCCATGCTAATAATT